CAATTTTTTCAATTTGCTCAAAAAGACCACCATTGCCTTCATTTGTTTTTCCAGTAGAGATTTCCATACTAGATGGTAATGTAGTATTTACACTTTTCCAGACTATAGAGAATAAAAAACCCGCCCTTTTTGGGGGCGGGTTTCGAAGCTTATGAGAGCTTATCAGACGATCTTGCCAACAAGCGCACGAACGTCGAGGATTACGCGGCCTTCCTCAAGGGAGCCGAAGTAACCGATCTTGTTCTGACGGATGCTGTATTGATCATCAGCGACGAGGGAGAACTCAGAGTTGGAATCTGGGTCAGTAGCGACAACACGGAGAAGTGAGTCGCGGCTGCGGTCGATACCAACAAGGATTTCCTCAGTAGCGCCAGCGAAGTCACCGCTGCTACCACCAGCAGCGGTAGTGTAAGCGGTTGCACCAGCGGCGGTGTCGAAGATGGTGTTGAACTTCTGACCTTTGCCCATTTCGTTGAACTCAAGGATGCTTACACCGTAGAAGCTGGGGATACCAGCGCTACCGTAGATAGCAGAGCGCATTTCGTCAGTGGCGGGAATACCAACAGTTGAACCAGTTGGGGTTCCACCAGTGCCAGTGATACCAGCAACGGTGTTGACTGGGTTGTAAGCCATTGCACGAATTTGCTCAACAACTTCTGGAGAAACAAGAAGGTCAGAGATACCAGCGCGAGCGCCAGTAGCTGGGGTGCCTTTTGTCCAAGAGGTGTTGATGCGCTTTGCAAGGGTCAGAAGCTCGTTCAGGTCAGCAAGAAGGAAGCGACCGCTCTGATTGGAGCGCTGAACGTGAGCTTTGCCATTGGTTGAAGCGGCAGCGAGAGTGCTCATTACAAGAGTAGCGGAAGTGCGCTCTTGCTTGAGGAGAATCTCTTGAGCCATGCGGGTGAAGGTCTTGGCGACTACATCCATGCGATGCTTTGCAGCATAGCGACGGTCGAATGAAAGGGCGCTATCTAATGAATAGGTAGTGACCTTCATTTCTGAAGTAGTTGGAAGAACTTGGTTGGTGGGAAGACCGCCAGCGACGGACTGGGAGAGGAATGCTGGGATTATCGTCGGCGTTGAATGGCAGGCTGGTGAACAGGTTGCTCAGTGTAGGAGCATTGTTTACTACCTCTGCGAGAACGGGACCAATGAATTCAGCGAGTGCGACTTGAGCGTCATAAGCAACGGTGCGATTACGGCTAGCCATTGCTTTAACAAGCTCAATTTGTTCTGGAGTGCGCTTTAGTGTGATTTTCATTTAAGTAGGTTCCTTTCTATTACATGCGGAGGCCAACGACAGCGAACACGCCAGAGAACTGGTCGGCATTGCTGGTGAGGTTGGAGCGTGAGCCGGTGCCGAGAACGAGACCGAGCTTGCCATCGTCATTGTGGGCGCAGCCAGTGATCTTGCCGCCGTTGGCGGAAAGCTTGAAGCCAGAGCCTACAGTGAGGGTGCCATCGATAGCGTCTTTGGAAAGGGTGAAGATACCACGGGTAGCGACTGGAACGGCTTGGCCGGGCAGTACGCACATAAGCTCTTCAGCTTTCTGACGATAATAGAGAAGCTTTTCACCGTTTTCGTCAAACTTTGCAGTCTGACGGAGGGTGATGCCAAGGCAGTTGGTAAGGTCGCCAGAAGCGGCGGGAGTTACCTTGAGATTTACCTTGGGGTATTGGTTAACACCGACAAATGGATAGTCGGTTTTGCCGAGATAAGAGTCAGAACCGTATGAAACAGGGTCAAGGTCAAAGTTGCCAGCGGAAACTTTAACGAAAACGCCTGCGTCACCAGTTCCAACGCCGGTTACATTCTCATTGACGGCGGCGTCAACGAGAGCGTACATGTTTACTACATCATGATCGTCATATTGACGAAATGGTAGGAGACGGATAGCCATATTATGTTCCTTTAGTGTTGTTTACAGTTAATTTTTATTATTTAGAATAGCTTACGCTAATATTTTCACGGGAAAACGCCTGAGCGAATTTTTCACGTAAAGATTTTTCGACAGAGACTTTGCTCTCTGGAGCAGTATTGGTAGCCTTTGCATTTTCCAGCGCAGCTTCAATATTTGCCTGTTTGTCTTCTGCTTTGACTTCGGTAGTAGCGGAAGCTTTGCTGACTTCTTTGAGGCGAGCCTCAACTTGTTCAGCGATCTTCTTTTCGATCTCCTGAGCTTGAGCTTTGATAAAGTCTTTGTTCTTGTGCTTCCAAACGACAGCGAACTTCTCTTTGTAAGAAGCGAAAGCCTCTTCTGCCGAGTCGAGAGCTTGAACTTCACCGATTACAACCTTGCGGTCTTCATCAGAAAGTTCGTATGCAGCATCAAGTTCAGCAACGCGAGAATTGACGCGAGCAACTGCCTCTTCTTGAGCTTTGGCAGTTTTAATCTCATTAAGCTCTGCTTGAGCTTTTGAAAGCTCTGACTTGATTTGTTCTACGGAAGCGATTGTCTCGTCGTACAGTTTTTGAGCTTTTTCTTTAGCTTCTTTTTCTGCGGCGATAGACTCGCGGTACTCTGCATCTTTCTGTTTGATGGCTTCAGCAAAATGATTGGTCATTGAAGCGACAGCCTCTTCACCAAACTTCTTCTCCAGAAGAGCAGACTTTAATTCTGCGATAAGTTTTTCTAAGTCCATATGGTTTATAGTTTTTACATTTTTTATATCTAAAATGGAATTTGATTTTTTATTCGATATAAAAGCTTGAACTTCCTCAAAGCATTTTGCATTAAGGGTTTCTTCGTTTTCTTCGTCTTCTTTCTCCTCTTTCTCGTCTTCAATCGAAATCATAGGAGTTTGGTCAAATGCAACAACGCCATTAACTTGCGCTGCTGGATTTGTTGTGAATCCGCCACCGAGTGGATAAATATCACCAACGATTAATCTGTGAATAGGAGTTCCATCTTTCATCTTACCGGAACCTCCTTTTGATTTTAAATAAGGCATATATTCATTGATCTTTTCTGGATCAGTAATAATATCGGCCTCTTTTAAGTAAGAGCTTCCGACAGCCAAAAAGTATTTGCTAAATCCAATTTCCCAGCTTGCGGAGATGGAATTATGGAAAGTATCTTTAGGGTCAGAATTTCGGAGCATCAGTTCTGCAAATTTTTTATCAACAGTCTTGTAAACAACACCAGCAACAGAAAGATAAAATGGATCGAGTGTTTGGCCCGCTTCTGTTTCTGTCATAAATTCATTAGTGCCTATTTTATTAAATGAGACATTAGTAATATGACCAACAACTCGCTCTTTATTATGTTCTATATTAAGATATTTATTAAGAAAGCGCTTTGCAATCTTTGAAGCTGTGGCCCCAGAGATGCCGTCCCCATTAGAATTAATCATGTTGGGAACGGCCAAATTAAATGAGACGCCGAGTAAGTCGGGATTTTCCTCAAAATCGATTTTGGGAGAAAGCTTCTTAAGCTCGTCTAGAGACGCTTTGGAAACTTGAAATTTTTCGTGCCCAAATGGGTAACAAGCAAAAGATGTCAAGTCTAAAGTCGTTTTGTACTTATAGGCCATAAGTTACTTTACAGCAGAATGGTAGAAAATAGCCGCAGAATATTCTTCTAGCGCATATTCTTCCGCAGTATCCAAGATTTCTTGCATAGGCGAAAGCTTTTCAATATGATCCATGTCATTAAAACATTTCTGCAAATTAAAGACCCAATCTTTTCTATTGCTCGATGCAACGATCTTCTTGCATAGCTGAGTTACGCTTTCATTCTGTTGGTCATTTAGTTTTTCTACTTTGAATCTTTCTGCCGCAAAAGACACTGCGGACTTCATGAATGTATCAATTTCGTAGACTGTAGACTGAATATCTTTTCTTGAAGCTTTAGCGACGGCTGGTCTCCCAGCAGTTGAGTTTGTAGGAGCACCTGTTGGAGCGCCGACAAACTCTTCGATAACTGGAATGCCACCAACGATTGGATTGTAATGGCCCCTCTTACGCTGCTCAAAAAGAGCGTCCTGCGCGGGCGCGAGTTCATCCGCGCTTGGCAGCTTGCCAGTTCTAATAGATTCGATGCCTTGCTCTGGAGACAGAACTCCAATTTCGATCATTCTGCTGATTGTTCTCATGTATTCTGTTTCATTTTTCAGATCGATCTCAGTAAACTTTGCGGTTGGATACGCACGGAAGCCCAAATCTTTAGAGATTCTTACTATCTCTGGCTGGAGAATGTCATTAAGGAATGCATTGCGAGATTCTTTGAGTCTCTCCATGAAGAAACTGATTTTCGCATTTGCTCCATTGTACTTTTCCTCTCCAAGCATAACATTCATCAAGCCTTCTTTAATGTCTCGATCTAGCACTTTGTATTTTTCCTCTCCAACGACTTTCTTAAGATCAGGAATAACAAATTCTGCTCTTGTCGTATAGTCGGAAACAAGAACGCGCCCAACGCTCTCATTCATGAAAAGGTTTTGCATAGCGGTCATGTTGGCAGGATTAATTCCGCCCTTGTCTGGGTCCGAGCCCATTGTGATAAGCAGAATAACATTCTCAACGGTACGCGCAATAGCTTGATCAATTCTCTTTAATTCGATTTTCGCATTTACATCTTCTAGAACTGGGTAGCAGAATGGAATGGCAAAAGGCTCATAGTCCTGCTTTTTGTAAAAAGAGTAAGTTAAAAACTTTGGATCTAGCTTAATCTTTAAACCATCTCTAAAATATTGCTTATTTTTAATTTTTTCTCTAGTATCTGGATCAAGACCGTTAAGAAGCTCAACGTCAGCATCATCTTTTGGATTTTTTAGTCTTTCTAATTCGTACTCGGAAAGAATCTTCTCATAAACAGCGTCCGCAAATGAACTAGAAATAGTAGTTACGATCTCATAAGGATTGAGCAGAATATAGCGTAGAGGAACCTTATTATTCTTGATTCCGTTCTCGCTGAAACCAGACAGCAGCTTAAAATCTTCTGCATTAAACTTGCCATCGATTCTATAATAAAAAATATTACCGCTTCTGTAGTATTCGCGGAAGTATTGATCTTTCAGCTTCCAAAGCTTAATCTTCTCAAACCATTTGTAGAAAAACTCTCTGCTTCTTTCGGTGCCGCCCTCTAAATAAATATCAGTATTGGCAAATTCTGTTTGAATATCGATTGTATTTCGAACGATAGCGACATTAGCGTATGCTTTCTGGCACAGCATAATAGCGTCTCTTACGTCAATGCCGTCTTTTGAATAATCAAAAGGCAGTAGCCCTTGGCTAAGAACAGTATATCTGCCAGCCAAAACATCAGTGCCGTTTCTTGGCACTCTTGTATTGGTGCCGCCACCGCTAGAAGCTCTGGATGCCTGAGAGATCTCTTTGTAAAATGGCTCGCCAATAAGCTTTGGCTCTACAGCGGCATTTGAAAATTGAATTGGAGCAGCTC